CTATGATGAATGGATTCTCGAAACAGAAAACCACAATCTCATTTGTGCTGACACTCATATCGTGTTTCGCGAAAATGGAGATGAAGTTTTTGTTGAGTCTTTGAAAGTCGGAGATAGAATTCAAACAGAGACTGGAATCGAAACTGTCATCTCCGTGACAAAAACAGATTCATCATCTCATATGTTTGATATGACGATTGATTCGAATGATCATCGATTCTATACGAATGGAATTTTGTCACACAATTCGATTACGACAGTTGCATATCTTTTGCATACAATTTTGTTCAATGAAAACTACAGTCTCGCGATTCTTGCTCACAAAGGTTCTGCCGCGAATGGTCTTCTTCAGAGATTGAAACTCGCGTATGAAAACATCCCTACGTGGCTTCAGTCCGGTATCATTGAATGGAATAAAGGAAACATAGAACTTGAAAATGGTTCAAAGATAGGCGCGTTCGCAACATCTGCCGACGGACTTCGATCAGGATCATTTGATTGTGTTACAGGCGATGCAATAGTTACAATTCGAAAAAATGATAAAATTTATCAAACTAATATAGCCGACCTTTTTGAAGATGCAAATTCGTCTAAATACATAGACAATCAAAAGGATTTGCAGAATGTTCAAAGACAACAAATATACAACTTGGTATTTTCAGATTATCAACAGAGCCAAATTTCGTCAAGATCAACCAGAAACTTTTTACGAAAATCATCATATCATACCTCGTTGCATGGGTGGAACGGACGAAGCCTCAAATATCAGTCGATTGACAATTCGAGAGCATATTTTAGTACACAAACTTCTTTGTCGTATGCCAGTTCATCACAAACATTATCAAAAAATGCTATTTGCACTAACCCGCATGATAGCCGGTCGGCAGGGATTGATGTTGGGTATGGAATGGAAAGATCAAATATATCTTCAAAATCAACTATCAGAATCTCAAAGAATTCGTATGACTGGGACGAAGCACACAGAAGAATCCAAAAGAAAAATTTCCGAAGCGAATCGCGGCAAAACGATGTCCGAAGAATCGAAACGCAAACAAAGCGAAGCGATGACGGGAAAGTATGTTGGAAGAATTCTATCCGAAGAAACCAAAGAGAAGATGCGACAGGGACAGCTTGGGAAAAAGAAATCTCCAGAACATGTGGACAAAATAAATCGAAATCCAGAAAAAATTCGCAAGACGGCGGAAAAGCATCGTGGCATGAAAAGATCAGACGAAACGAAACGCAAAATGAGCGAAGCGAAGAAAGATTATATTCCATGGAACAAAGGATTGAAGTTCTCTCACAAGGGGGGTTCAAGAGATTCTGTGGTGTCCGACGAATCGACACAACCAAACAGCTAATTCAATTTGAGTTTAAAAACGGCAACCATTTAAAATGTACAGACGATCATTTAATCATGACTGATTCTGGATGGAAAAAAGCGTCTGAATGTTTGGACGATAGAATTGCCACGATTGATGGATATACAACAATCGAATCAAAAATAGAAATTCCTCCTGAATATGTTTATGATCTTCTTGAAGTTGAAGATTCGCACAGTTTTTATGCAAATGATATTCTCGTTCATAATTGTATCCTCCTTGACGAATTCGCGTTTGTTCCCAATAACATAGCCGAAGCGTTCTTCACGTCAACATATCCCGTTATCTCATCAGGAACGGATACGAAAATCATCATCGTTTCGACTCCAAAAGGTATGAATCACTTCTTCACACTTTGGACAAAAGCTGTGACAGGAAAATCAAACTATGTGCCTCTTGAAGTTCACTGGTCCGCGGTTCCAGGCAGAGATGAAGCTTGGAAAAAACAAACAATCGAAAACACAAGCGAAGAACAGTTCAAACAAGAATTTGAAACCGAGTTTATTGGAAGTTCAAACACGCTTGTCAATGCGGCTAAACTTTCTCAATTGATCGCATCAACAACAAATCCCATATACCAAGAACTGGAAAATAGTTTGTCAATCTATGAAAGTCCTATTGCTGGACACACATATGTCATGACAGTTGACGTTTCAGAAGGACTTGGACTCGACTATTCAACATTCTCTGTTTTTGATGTTACAGCACTTCCTTATAAACAAGTTGCGACATATAGGAACAATAGAATCGTTCCTATGCTTTATCCTACGATTATATACACGATCGGTAAAAAATACAATGATGCATTTGTTCTTGTCGAAATCAATTCGATTGGATTGCAGGTTGCCGATATTCTGCATTTTGATCTCGATTATGAAAATCTGATCAAGATTCAAGCGAAGGGTAAACAAGGACAAGGAACGACACCAGGATTCACAAAGAGAATCGCGTATGGTATCAAAACATCGAAACAGACAAAAATCATTGGCTGCGCAAATCTGAAGACTCTTCTTGAATCTGATAAACTCATCATACCAGATGAAAGAACAGTGACAGAATTGACGACGTTTGCAACTATTCGAACTTCGTTTGCCGCCGAAGAAGGAACGAACGACGATCTTGTCATGACTCTTGTTCATTTTGGTTGGCTCACAACACAACGTCAATTCAAAGAAACTATCAATTCAGATATTCGAACAGCACTTCAACAAGAGCAAATGAGTGTCATGGACGCGGACATTGTTCCTTTTGGAATCATTCATGATGGACTTGAAGAAACTGTAGAACACGACGGACAAGATTACTGGTTCAATGCGACTGTGTTCTAACTATAGACTTCCTGAAATCGAGAAAAGTATAAATAAATAAGAAAACACAAATAACTTTTCAAGAAAACAAGGAGTAAAATTATGTTTCAACTATCTCCGGGCGTGAATTGGTCAGAAATCGATCTGACTACCATTGTCCCTGCCGTTGGTACGACTGAAGGCGCATTCGCTGGTCACTTCAACTGGGGTCCTGTTGGCGAAATCACACTGATTACATCAGAAGTTGATCTTGTCAATACATTCAATACGCCAGATTCCAACACATATATCGATTTTTTCACGGCTTCAAACTTTCTTGCATATGCAAGAAATCTAAAAGTTGTTCGCGCTGCACACTCGAATTCATATACAGCAACATCAAACTCATCAGCAACGATCCAGATCAAGAATCGTGATGATTATGAAGCAACATATGCAGAAGGTGCTTGCACAACTCCAGGACTTTGGTCAGCGAAGTTTCCAGGTGAACTTGGAAATTCTCTGAAAGTTTCTGTGTGCCCATCAACGAATGCTTATTCGTCTGTTACATCACTCAAAGCTGCAATCACTGCAAATTCAAATTCAGTTGTATTCACGGACGTGATTGCAAATGACGCAACAAAAGTGATCACAGTCGGAGACATTCTGACAATTCAAAATGGAACTTCAGTGTTCGCGAACGTGACTGTTACGGCAGTTGCAGGAAACACAGCGACGGTTTCAGCATCTCTTCCATTCGCTTCAGCGTCTTCAAACGTAACAGCGACTTGGGTTTATGCGTCACAGTTTGATACAGCTCCAACAACTTCGGTTGCCGTTTCGAATCTTGGTGGATCAAATGATGAAATGCACGTTATTGTCATCGATGAAGATGGTAAATTCAGTGGTGTTGCAGGAACGATCCTCGAAAAATTTCCATTCGTTTCAAAAGCAATCGATGCAAAGAACGATGATGGATCTTCAAACTATGTTCGTGACGTAATTCGTGATCGCTCACGTTATATCTGGTGGACTGGTGCCCTTCCTTCAACGGATACAGGGTCTACCGCATCTGGTCGTAGCTTTGGAACGGGAACGAACAAAGCAAACACAGTATCACTATCTGGAGGAACTATCGCAACTCCAACCGCGGCAAATAGAATCACTGCATATGACAAATTCAAAAATGCCGATGAAGTTGACATTTCTCTGATCGTAACAGGAGCTCCTGGAGTAACTGTTATTTCTCACGTAATCGACAACATTGCCGAAGCTCGTAAAGACTGTGTTGCATTCATTTCTCCTGAACAAACTGATGTTGTAAATCAGAATGGATATGAAGTTGATAATGTCATTGCATTCAGAAATGAACTAACATCGACATCATACGCGGTTGTTGACTCTGGTTGGAAATATCAGTTCGACAAGTACAACAACACATATCGCTGGATTCCTCTCAATGGAGACATTGCAGGACTTTGCGTTCGAACAGACTATGAAAGAGATCCTTGGTATTCACCAGCTGGATTCAATCGTGGTGTTATTAGAAATGCAATCAAGCTTGCTTGGAATCCAGATCGCTCAGAGCGTGATGAACTATACAAGAAGGGAATCAATCCTGTTGTGACATTCCCAGGCGAAGGAACAATTCTGTTTGGAGACAAGACTCTGCTTGCAAAGCCTTCTGCTTTCGACAGAATCAACGTTCGCCGTCTGTTCATCGTTCTTGAAAAAGCGATTGCACGCGCTTCGAAGTTCTCACTATTCGAATTCAATGATTCATTCACACGCGCACAATTCGTGTCACTTGTTGAGCCATATCTTCGCGATGTCCAAGGACGCCGTGGTATTTACGACTTTAGAGTAGTATGTGACGAAACGAATAATACAGCGGAAGTAATTGATCGTAATGAATTTGTTGGAGATATCTATATCAAACCAGCAAGAAGCATTAACTTCATTCAGTTGAATTTCATAGCTGTTCGCACTGGTGTTTCATTCGATGAAATTGTTGGTCGAGCATAAACTATACTACACATCAAACAAAACCCGGGAGAAATCCCGGGTTTTTACTTTCGCCAAGCCCATCTATCATTACCACAATCCCAAACTCTAATATATCCTGAATCATACAGATTTCTTCATACATTGAATTTGGAACGTCTTTCAGTTTCTTTGAATTGACGGTTCCTGTTCTTGTGAAGAATTGATCGATATCCATCGGGTCCTATCGCTGTAAAAATTTCAGAAACATAAATATATCATAACAATACTCAATAATCAAGAGACATTAGGGAGAATATAAACCATGTCATTTAATATTCAAGAATTCAGAAGTGCGATGTCCTTCGATGGCGCAAGACCAAATCTATTCGAAGTTGCTATGTCATTTCCTGATCTAATCACGTCTGGACAACGTCCTGTTGGTGGTGTTGATGGTCTGGGAGTTGCAGAACAAGTTCGATTCTTTTGTCGTGCCGCACAGCTTCCTGGAACGACAGTTAACGCTATTCCTGTCAACTATTTCGGTCGTGAACTGAAGTTCGCAGGAAACAGAACATTTACAGAATGGTCTGTAACGATGATCAATGATGAAGATTTCAAGCTTAGAAATACACTTGAACTCTGGATGAACGCACTCAATTCACACCGCGGAAATCTTCGAAATCGCGGAATGGCTTCGCCAACATCATACACGACACAAGCTACAGTTACACAATTTGCCAAGACCGGCGAAGCACTCAAGTCATACACTTTCATTGGAATGTTTCCGATTGATGTATCACCAATTGATGTTGATTGGTCAGCGAATGATACAATCGAAGAATACGCAGTGACGTTTGCATATCAGTGGTGGGAATCTAACGCTTCCGATTCTGGTGTTACAGGTGGTTCACCTCCTTCGCGTAACGTTAATATTCGCTAATCAAACACATTCAAAAAAGCATATAAATACATCATGGTCAGTGAAAAGCTTTCCATGATGTATTTTTAGATCGGAGATCAGTGTGAACTTTCAGTTATTTGGATTTGAAATTTCCCGAAAAAAAGAACAACAGAAACAAGAGGAACTGAAAAGTTTTGCAATTCCTCAAAACGATGATGGTGCCGTAACGATCCAAACAGGATCACACTACGGAACGTATGTCGATTTGGATGGTGTTGTTCGTAATGAAATTGAACTGATCACGAGATACCGAGAAATGTCAATGCAAGCGGAACTTGAAACCGCTATTGATGAAATCGTCAATGAAGCAATCATCACTGAAGACAACGGAAAATCTGTTGAACTGAACACTGATGAATTGAAACAGCCAGAAGCAATCAAAAGAAAAATACGAAACGAATTCGAACACGTTCTTCGATTGTTGAATTTTGGAAACATGGGACATGACATATTTAGACGTTGGTATGTCGATGGTCGAATGTTCTGGCACATTGTCATTGATGAAAAAAGTCCGTCAAAGGGCATTCAAGAAATTCGATATATCGATCCTCGCAGAATTCGAAAAGTTCGTGAAATTCAAAAGACGAAAGATCGATCTGGTATGGACGTTATCAAGTCGATCAATGAATATTACATTTACAATGACAGAGGAATCATCGGCGCTCACGCGACTCAAGGCGTGAAGATTGCAACGGATTCTGTCGTCAATATCAATTCAGGACTTATGGACGCAAAACGCGCAATGGTCCTTTCATATCTCCACAAAGCAATCAAACCTCTAAACCAGCTTCGAATGGTCGAAGACGCAACAGTCATTTACAGATTGTCA